CGATGTGAGGTGGGCCCAAGTATAATGATTTATTTTAACCAATGGGCTCTGCCACGCTTTACTTTATCTTGCATATTATCTTTAAAAGATCCGTTATACAAATGGTCAGGATTTACACAAGGTGGATTATCGCAAGTATGGCACACAATAGGAAGATTAGGATCTAAACCTTTTGAGATGTGCATAGAATATCTATGTGCTCTCCATTGTCTTTTTTCAAATCCAAATAATCCGTATCCATCATTATCAGTTCCAGCTGTCCAAACCCAACAATCACCTGATTTATCTACTTTGGACCAAAAGCGTTTATTTGGATCCATTGGTTGTCTTTTAGGCATGATGTGGTATTTTCCGTGGTGTCCCATAAGTGCTCCTTTAAATAATTATAATAATAGTATACGATATAAAGTGGGAGTTGTCAAGTAAAATGATTAGATTTTTTGAACCTTCAGATATTAACGGATTGGTTAGACTAGCAAGATACCACAGCAAAGAATTAGAACAAGATGGTGTGTTGCCAATTGATGATGTTTATTTGACACGCAACCTAAGAAAAATGTTAATGGATTCAAGTGTGCAATGTATAGTAGTAGAAAAAAATGATGAGATCATTGGCTATGCTATTTTTTACCTACACACTAAATTATGGAACCCAACACTATTTGGACAACTTGCATTCTTTTATATTTTAGAAGGCGAAAGAAACAAATACATTGCAGATCAATTATGGAGTGAAATAATTGCTGTATGCAAAAAGAATGGAGCACAGTTTTTTGAAAGCGACATTTGTGCATTTAACAATGAGTGGCAAGGCAGTGAAAATGCTATAAACAGAGCCTCAACATATTTTGAACACAAAAACGGTGACCACTGTGGTAACCATTACATACATAGGATATCAGCATAATGGGTGGCGTAATTAAAAAAATTGGTGAGTTTATAGGAAACATTGTAGAAAGTATTGTTGAATTTGTAGGCGATATTTTTAGTTTCATATTAGCACCATTTGGTATGCCAGATATGCCAGATCAGCCACAAGCGGATCAAGCGGCACAAGGTGTTACAATTAACAAACAAGGAACCAACCAAGCTATTCCTGTTGTCTATGGATACAGAAGATCAGGCGGTATTATTATTCACGCAGAAACAGGATCAACCAACAATCAATATCTTTGGGTTGTATGGGCAATCGCTGAAGGAGAAATCCAAGGCATCAAAAGAATTTTAGTTGATGACATTGAAATACCTTTACCAAATGAATATTCTAATTTTAAAGCAGGTGGCTTTTATGCTGATGGTTTAAGATATGATGTTCCTAAGGATAGATTCAAAGGCAGAATGTTATTTCAATGTTTTTACGGAGGATCTAACAACACAGCAACACCTAGTGTTATGTCAGATGCACCATTGTGGCCTCAGAAAAACAGAACAATGCCTGGAGTTGCTTATGTAGCCGCAAGGTTTGAATGGAAAGAAATTAAAACACAAGAAGACGCAAACAACAATCCTTTCAAAGGCGGTATTCCTAAATTGCAGTTTGACCTTTGTGGTAAATTGATTTACAATGCAAGATCAGCACCTGTGGTAGGTGCATTAGACTTGCCTAATGATTATGATAATTTACCCAAGGCTTATAACACAAACCCTGCAAACTGTTTGCTAGACTATCTCATGTCGCCACGCCATGGTGCAGGTATTCCTAAAGAACAAATTAACGCACACAGTTTTTACATTGCGGCAACCAAGTATGATCAAACAGTAACCTATAATAACAAGTATGTTGGTAAGGCACTATCTACCAATGCTGTAATAGATACCAATACTAAAATATTAGACAATGCAAAATTATTGATTGCAGGTGGTAGAGGTATTATGCCTTACATACAAGGCAGATACAAATTAAAAGTAGAAGACGGGGGCAACGATACTGATATTACTTCAACTACAATTAATGTGGCCTTTGATGTTGACAGTGACACAATCATTGGTGGCATCAGCTTACAAGGTGAAAGAAAAAAATCAAAACTCAACCAAGCCATTGTAAACTATATTGATCCTGATTTAGAATTTACAAACCAACAGGTGTTTTACAATGAAAGTGGTGATCAAGCAATTGACAACAACGAAGAATTGTCAAAAGAATTTACATTCCATACTATTACCAACAAAGCAATGGCATGGGAAAATGCTAGATTAATTTATAAAAAGTCTAGAAATCAAAGATCAATTACCTTTAGAGGAACACAAGAATTACACGCTGTAGAAGTTGGTGATATTATTCGTATAACAGATCCAATACTACAACTGACTGACCAAACATTTAGAGTTACTAGTTTAGAATTAAATCCAGACCTAACTGTAAACATTGCGGCAGTAGAACACGATGCAACCATATATCCATTCACAGGTGGTGTTGGACAACTAGATATTCCGCCACCAGTTTATTTGCCAGACGAAGTTAACCTACGTCCTAGACAAAGAGTAATTAATGATCCACCAATAGGCATTGTTCCGCCAAATGGTGATCCAGACAGTTCAGGTGAAAGTGAAGAAATAAATCCACTGCCACCAAGAGAAGAACAAATAAACACACAGGTTACATCATTCCAATCACGTCCTAACTTAGCACCTATCAATCCAGCAATTACAACACTTGATGGATTGGGTATTGAAGGTTATCAACACAGTCAGTTGGGTAGCTTTCATCTAAATGCAAGTGCAGACAAAGGATTGTTATTTCATAATCCAAACGTAATTGGCACAGAATACGAAGGTAGTTTAGTATATGCAACAGCACAAACTGGCAACTTAGGTAGTATCACATACACACTAAACAAACCTATTCAAAATGATTATCTCATATACAGAAATAGTCAACTGTTGGCAAATGGTATTGTAAATTATGCACACGTTATTTTCTTTTTGAATTTACCTACCAACACAGGTTACAATAGTGTAATGATTAGACGTTTTATTAACCAAGAAGAAATGGATGCAAACGATCATGTAATTGAAAGTGCAATTCAACCATTGAGTGTGCATAATGCAAACATGATCACAGGCGATACTAGAACAATCAATTACATACAATTCAATTGGGGCAAAGTTATTGCAGGTAAAAAAGAATATCATCAGGATGGTAGTATTTTAGGAAGTTACACATACTATAATCCATTCTTAGGTAAAAATATAACAGGAACAAATATTGAAGCGTATATCAATTATCTAATTCAAAATCCATTAACAGCAGTAGCAGGAATGACCCCAGGTGTTAGTCCAGGCGGAGGTGATAGTAAATTGACTACTCACAATTTAGGAGCATAACATGGCAGGCAACGGATATTTTGCAAATGGTATATACCAAGCTAAAAGCACAGAAACGTGGGCAGGCCTAACTGGTGGTTGGGACACATATACTTCATGGGCTCTTACTGCTAGTCTACCATTAACATTTACAACTGCCATACAAGATTATGGTCGTATTGAAAAAGTATTACCTCTAACACTAGTGGCAAAACAAGGACAAATGACTACAACTATTGAATATGGAAATACCATTGACAGTAGTGGTGGCAACATTGACGGTGCAACAACTGTGGTGTATAACAATGGTGACACAGTTCAACCTATCACAGCAAGATATTTTAGATTTACATTTAGTCTAAACTATCTAGATAGTGCAGGGGCAGAACCAGCTCCATTCTTTGGCAACATAACAACAGACCTAAATGCAGAAAAACAAATGGCAACATTTGATAGCATTGACTCAAGCACACTACCAGGGTCACAAGGTGTTAGACAATTAACTGTAAACCAACCTATTTCACCTACTGTGGTAACACTTACACCTCATTTGCCTGTGGCAGATTATGTTCTAGATGGTTATGTAGCAAGTGGATATGTATCAGGATCAGCACTAAGTAGACCTATAATCTATATAGACAAAAGCAGTGATCCAATTGTTTTAAATATATTTGAATTAGACACTTACGGAAAAACTAAAAACATAGATTGCACATTTGATGCTATTGTTAGTGGATTGCCCACAGCATTAGTAGACGCAGATGGCAACATACAGAAGGGGTAATTATGGCGTGGCCAACAAGTAAACCAGACTCAACAGCATTTGATAGTGCAGACGACAGTATTGCAAATAGCCGTGCTGAATTAAAAACAATGAGTGATGCTGTGAACGATGTGGTTGACTTTATAGACCCCACAGGAATAACCACAGATCAAATTTTAAAATACAACGGCACAAAGATGGTTGCAGGTGATGCGGCTGGTGCACTAACATATCCTGCGGCAACAGTAGTAACGGTGTCAGGCACAGGCACACAAAACGTAACACTGGCCAACAACTCAACAACAATTTATAGAGCAACAGGTGGTAGTGCAACAAGTATTAGAGTTGAATGCAGTAACCTAGCTGATGGAATAAACAAATCTATATTAGTTTTAATAGATAATCAAACAAGTCCTCTAAGCAATGTTAGCTTTTCTTTTTATTACAATGGCGCACTCTTTACTGGAGGATCTACAATAGCTGATGATAGTGTTTTTATTAATCAATTGGCAGTTGTTGCTGATCCTGCAGATAGTGCAGGTAGAGTTGCTATTGAGGTATTAAGTTCACAAGGAACAAGATTCTTAGAATAGTCTAAAAAGCATGAATTTTTAATGAATAGGGTAAATACTTACAAGGAGACATTTTATGGCCTGGGGCGATAGTAGTAACATAGTAACAACAAATTTAGACGCAGGAACAGATTCACCTGCGGCGGCTCGTCCAGACCTTAAAGCGGCACTAGACGAATTAACACTTGTAATTGATGGTAGAGCACAAGCAAATGGTGTTGCGCCATTAAATGCATCAGCTAAAATTCTAGCTACATATCTACCAGACGAATTAAATTCAACATCAGGCACAGCACTAACACTAGACCCTGCAACAGGCAAAGTAAACATTGAAGAAATAATTAACCTTGCACCACAAACACTAGCACAACTCAACGC